GGCCGTTGTTCCCCTCATTCGTTAACATGAACCAAACCGATATGATTATCGGATGATCCATGTAACTTATCTTGCATTGCAAGTATACGTTTGATCATTGTTTCTTTCATTGACTCACTGTAATCAGAAAGGATAATTCCTCTCTGATCCCAGGATGGTCAGGATAGAGATCTTATATCAAGAGCTCTATCTTTAAAGAAAGAAGCAAGAAGACGATTAACCTCTTTTTGGTTAATTGATACTAATGATGCTTTCTTGTATAAATCTTGAAAGTTAAAGACTCCCAAATCCTTATGGATTAGGAATCTTAAAACATATTCAAGAGGCATACCCAACTGTTTTATAGCAGTTGTGATAAGTGCTAGCATTGGGAGTTGTACAGCCTTTTGATCATTACTTTTACGTAATTTTCAAGTTAAAGCTGCACGACTAACAATACTAACAGGACTAAGATTCAGAGATCTTCACTTTTCTAAAAAGTAAAGAGCATCTGAAACCCGTCCCATCAAAGTATGGTGATTCTGATAAAGCTGTTTTCAGGATAACATTGAAACATCAATGTCTCCTAATCACGTCTTTTTCAGATATTCACCCGTTGCTTTATTAACAGAAACTACGGATTTCTTTCGGTTTATTTCTAAACCTATGGAACCCATAGTCTGCTCATAAAGTAGCGCAAGATCCCTATTAAAGATCGATATATCGTCTCCAGTAATCTCGTATAACTCACATCACTGACTAGGACTAGCAAGTCCAAGTCTGATTGCACAATGTTGTGTAATCATGTGATGAGTTAATGCAAGCATATTGAATGAAGATAATGCCCCCATTGGTTGACCAACAGAATAGAAAACTTCTTTTGGAGTCGCATCTCCCTCATTTGTAATGAAAGGATTTGTAACTCCCTTAGGAAGTTTTGGAATTCTGAAGGGACGTCCAACAAGGATGTCTTTTCAAAGGTTACTTAGCTCATGTGCTTGGTCGGGTATGAATCCCAACAATCTGAAAACAGAGTCCAAAATTGGAACTTGTAATTCAATAGGTAATCTATCAGTTGCGGCCGAAAGGTCGTAACCGTAAGAACACCTATATTGAATACTTTTTGACCTCGCTCTCTCATAAGAAAGAGTCTGATCAAAAGTTCCATCATTTGGAAGTCGTTTTAGAATTTCAGAAATTCTAAAATGAACTGGTTTCATG